CCCAAACATCTTTGGACTTCATCACAGAATACGCCACAAGGGACTCTCTACAATTTTCATCGATGATGTTGTAAATTCTTTGAACCTTTGCGCTATCAATATTCCCCGGAAGTTTTATAAAAAAATAAGGTGTAAATGCTGTTGTGAGACAGACAGACTTCCCATCCTCGGTCTTACCAAAGATACTGATCAAGTGCTCTTCGTCTGTATCTCTGGATTCCCAAGTGATTGCTTGGAAGACTACCATCCTTCGGTTGTGTGAACATCCACCGAAAATTTTAATATACTTTATTAGTAAAAATGTCAGCCGCTTTGATTGACCTTGTAAGTAAAGGTGCTCAGGATGTCTACATCACTGGTCAACCCCAGGTCAGCTTCTTCCGTCAAAACTACAAGCGCCATACCAATTTTTCTATGCGTCCAGAACGCGTGGACTACATTGGTACTTTTGGCGCCTCCAATGAAGTCGTCGTCCCACTTCGCTCCAAGGGTGATCTCTTGAGCTACATCTGGATTGAAGCTGAGGGTATTGCTTTACCAGGTGGCAATAATGCCATGTTTGATACAGCCGCGTCCCAACCAACGACGTTCCAATTGTGGATTGGTGGACAAAAGGTCTGTGAACTTGATTCCCTCTTTGTCCAGGGTGTTCACAATGTGTTGTACAACGACAACTCCGCCAAGGCTACAATGAGACACACCATTGAAACTGCCCAAAACAACTCAAATGGTGACCACTATGTCATTCCATTCTTCTTCGGTGAAGACTGGACAAAGTCCCTCCCTTTGGTGGCTCTTCAATACCACGAAGTTGAATTGCGCATCAAGGTTCAAGATCAGTACAGTTCGACCACGACTCCAAAGATCTACGCCAACTACATTTACTTGGACACCGATGAACGCAAGTTCTTCACCGAGAATGAACACGAATTGTTGATCACACAAGTACAATACCAACCAGGTACTCAAGCTGATACTGAATTTGACCTTACCTACTTCAATCACCCAGTGAAGGCGCTTCACTTGGTCGCGGGTAATATTAATAACGCGGATTGGGAGACGAACTACACTTTTGGCACGGGTTCATTGTACATCAATGGTACCGCCCTCTTTGAAAATATGTCCAATGTGTACCACCACGACGTTGTCCCAGAAATGCACTGCTCCGCCCTCGGCGTTGACAGTCTTGTTCAAGACAGTGTGTACACGTGGCCATTGTGCCTCAACTTGGACAAATCGCAACCAAGTGGTTCATTGAACTTCTCGCGCATTGATAATGCGAAGTTGTTGCTCAGTGGCGTTACCTCCGCGAGCGCTTCAAGCCCTGCTCGCATCTATGCGGTGAACTATAACATTCTTCGCGTGAAGAATGGTATGGCTGGTGTCGCGTTTGGTAACTAATATATTTACTTAGTATATGAATATCATAAATAGACAAAAGGCTTTATCTCCAAAGATGTGGGCAAATCTGAATAAGAATATACAAATTATAAATCGCCAGAAACAAGCAGAATTGAAAACATTAGAAAAGATTAAGCGTAAATTCAACCGAGGTGTTATTCCATCCCCAACTGAAATGAAACTGTATTGGAAATATGCAAAACCTATAAATAATCCAAGGTTAAAAAAATAACAATACTATAAGAATAGATGAATCTTACCCCTATCAAGCTCATTAAGAACAGAAATGTTCGCACCATCCTTTTGAATGTAAAGGAGGGTGAAACTACTGAGATTGATACGAGTGACTATATCGAACGCCGAATGAATACGAATGTTGCGGCGAGGTATCTCATGGCTATAGAGGATGCCACTGAAATTGCCAAGCAACTTCTTCAAGAACGAGGTATTTTTGAGCAGATTGGCAAGGATATCAAGAAGGAGGCTGGCTATGACTTCAAATTTCAATGCAAAAGAACTTCAAATATGAACAAACCTACAAATAATAGAAGTGGTGTTACATATGTTCATATGGCGCATACCTACCCAGATAATAGTGGCCACTACGCGCTTGCGAAAGTAAATCACACCCAAAAAACAATTGATTTATTCAATTCAATGGGTGCTGGTAGATCTGAGTTTAAAAATGAACTCAAAACAGTGTATGGGAGGGAGTATACAGTACGGAAAAGGAATACCCCATTCCAACCAACGGGTGGTTTTGTGACCACGGATGTGAAAAATTACAAAAAACTCCTCAAGAATACGAGGATTACCATTCGAGACAAAAAAGTTCTCGAAAAGTCGTTTGAGATTTCACAATACGATGAATTGTCTCAACATCACTTTTGCTACATTGAGGCTTTCATAGCCATGATGTATGACACATTGGGGACACCCCTCGGACCCAAGGATCCACGGGACCGTCTTCAGTTTGTGAAGATGGTCGTATGGGGTCTCATTCATAAATATGTACCACCCTCAAAGAGAAAGACCCTCAAATGGAAATACTTTGTCACAAACTTTCCATATTATCTCAAAGTCACAAACGCGCAGGGGAGTAGGTTCAAACTAAATCATATAGTACAAGTACCAAAACTTGATGTCGAGAAAGTACAAAAAAGTGTAATCAAACTTGACCTCACAACGAATATCAAACCTTCTTGGACACTCACACAGATTATGAATTGGGCAGGGAGTAAAATCTAAGTGTATGGTATAATATGAATCTGATTGGTACAGGCAACCAAATTGGTCAGAGTATTGCGTTAGTAAGATTGGTGGTCGCGATCTTCGTGGGGTGTTGTTTTTGTTCAATTGGTGCTGTAATCTTCACAAAGAAACCTGATGATAAAAATAACAATCCAAAACGATCTGGAATGATATTTATGAGTGTGGGTGGATGTGCTATACTTTTAGCATACTTAACATATCTTTTTACTAAAAGTTTTAAGGGTGCTGGTACAATGTACACAGCGTTCAGTGCATACGATGCACTGACTAAAAAATAAATAATACTTACTAATACTAAATGGTGCTCCCATTCATTATCGCAGGGGGTATCGCAGCCGCCGCCGCGTACACATACTTTGGTGAAAACCTCGTGAGTTCCAAAGAAGCTAAGAGATTGATTCGAACGGGTAAGATAAAGAAGGTCATCGATGTTCGTACGATCGCGGAATATAGAGCTGGACATTACAAAGGTGCGGTTCACATTCCAGTCAATAAAATAAATAAGAAGACAACTACGGAACTTCCAAAGAAGGGTTTACTCGTCTACTGCAACACTGGGCAACGGGCCAGATTTGCGGCAGAGAAATTAGAGGAATTGGGATTTGAAGATGTGTATTACATTGCTGGTCACTATTCAAGTCTTAACTAAGAGAATCAACAATCTCCTTCGTCTTTTCATACATTCGCTTTCCGTGGAACGTATCATCTTTGATTTGTTCCCAAATCTTCAAGCGAGACTCCAAGAAATAGAGAAATCTCTCGGGGTCTCGTTTGGACGTGTAACGAATCTTTTCACCTTTCATAGCCTTATCCATCGCAGCCAACTTGGCTTTAAACAGACGCTTATCCATAGCATCTGGACTCTCACGGGATGTGACTTCTTCAGTTTCTTTGAGAGACATTTTGTATTACATGCGTCTCATCTTTAACCTGGTCCAGTAGCTGGTGGTGCTGATTGCGATGGTGGGGGATTCGCACGTCCTAACCTTCCACTGGAAATTAACTGTCTAACCTGTGGCATAATTTCAGACTTAAATACTTCCTTGGTTGGGAAGCGTTCATCCGTGGCTTCTGGGTTTGTTTTACGCTCCACATCCAAAAGAATATTTTTTGTAGCTTCATAGTATTTATCATATTTTGACGTATCGTCTACAACCTTGAGAACACCCGCTATCACACCTTTTTCACCAATGGCGGTCATAGAATTATTATCCGGCCTGTAAATAGTTCTTGTTTCAGAACTTACCACTGTACCATCCTTATTAATACCACTCGTTGTTACGTCTTTTTTTTCAATAACATTGTTTTTACCAATTTCACTGACAATTTGAGCACCAACAGTTTCAATAGCTTCAGCTAAAGTCGTGGCATCCGCGGGATTTCTGACAAGAGTATCAATCATTTCTTTGGTTGGTCCTTGCTTTAGAATGGCTATCATAATATCAACGACCTGTTCCATCATGGTACCAACAATCGTTAAACCATTGTTACCGTCAGATCGATACTTTTCAATATACTTTTTTGGAATGAGGGCATCCTTAATGCTGTATAGTTCTCTCATCATCTTTTCAGACTGGGTTCCAGATGGTACTCGCGTTCTCCTGTAGATGAGGTACACGATTGCGACAAGAACCACCGCCAGGATAATGTTCATAGTCTGTTCTCGGTTCATATTATATTATAAATCGGATATTTTATTTCCGATACTATCTGATAGTGTGTCATAAGGGTCTGGTGTTGGTGTTGGTGTTGGTGTTGGTGTTGGTGTTGGTGTTGGTGTTGGGGCTATCAATTTTAAAATTTTTTCCTTATTAAGAAAAACTATTACCGCAACTGCGATTAAAACTGTCACAACTACACCGATGATTATTGCACTCATTATATTATACTGTATCATTTTTTAAATTGACCAATGTTAGATGTCGTCATTTTCCGGTTCTGGAATTTTCTCTTCTACACTTTTCACTTCAACATCACTTGGGTATCTATGAATTGGCACACCTTCATATACAAAATTTGTAATCAGATATTTAACCCCATTCTTCAATTTGGTACCACGATGAACATACGTTAAAGTAGCTGGAAATAGTACAAGTTTGCCAGTTTTGGGTTGTACATGCTTTCCACATAAAAACTCAGTAGTTCCACCGACACCTTCTTCAACATCATTGAGATAGATTATGTAAGTGAAAATACGATTTAAATATGAATCGTGATGCCAGGTGTAAAATCCATCTTTTGAAGTTCGTTGTATTTGGGGAAATCCAATTGTAGCATTATTTATCGTCTTATGTATAGAAGAGCATCTATCTAGTCCCTCAATGTGTACATGTTCCTGGTAATTGATTAGGGCCTTAATTACACGATTCCCAACTTGATCAATAACATCTTGCCAATCCCCTCTGAGGTCTGGTGTGGAAATTGGCAAATCCATACTTTTTTTAATTTTTTCGTCTACTCCACCAACTGTTGATCCAATCACTTTTCTTTCATCACCTTCAAAGCGGGAAATGACATCTTCACAAAATTCTTTGCTAAAGACATTGTCAATTTCAAGTATATACTCCATTTTAGATTCTATACGAATGTAAACTTTAACTTAAAATGCGACTGAGTCTCTCTCTCTCCTTATTTGGAAACACGGTGAGTTGTACGACTTGTCCACCGAGATACACCTGTCCATGATTTTTTATCCTATCATCTTTGATGATCTGATCAACTCTCGCGAGGTTTACACGCACCATTTTTGTATTTGAAGGCTTACTGTGATGTACAGCGAGGAGTGCGGCATCCCTCTTTGTCTCTCTCGGTATAGTGTCCTCCTCGTGACATATGATCACGTGCGCACCCGGGCCACCGTCGACATGCATCCACCATTCTTTGGGATAACTTGACAGGGTGAGGTCATCATTCTCCTTGGCGTTTTCACCCACTTTAATTCTAATGCCGTCATGGGATGTATATGTCTTCATATATTTACATATTTCTTAGTTTCTATATATATTCGTAACCAATATGTACTTTGCATCAGCTTTAATTAAACGACCTGTGTGTATAAAAGGCCATGCAGATGGAAATATTGTCATTTTACCAGCTTCGGGTCTAACAGACTTTCCATTTATAAAATCGGTGGTACCACCTTCATCCGGTTCAAGTGTATTTAAATACACGAAGGATGTAAACACCCGAGTTTCGCCGGGTATATAATCCTGGTGCCATCTGTAATGTTTACCCTTGTTTATCTTTTGAATGGAGGAGGTACCAAAATAAAACGGAAAAAGTGTGTGATCAAGTACAAAGTCCATATCATCTTTGTCTATCTCAGCGTCTTTGAAAATACCCCTTATATGTTCAAGATATGTTTCAACCGCGTTTTTAACATAGTATTTAATTTTAGTATTTGCAATTTCCCAACCAGGTGAAGTAGATACATTTAGTTCAGTGCTAGATTTCCAGTCTTCATTCACATAATTACCACCCTTGTCTTCGAGGGCACCCTTCACTTGATTCGCGGTATCATTTTCAAATTTATTAATGATATTTTTGCACAACTCTGGTGAAAATACATTTGGAATTTCCAATATAAAATTATCCATTTTTTAAAATACAATTTAATTCTTTAATAATTATATAACATGCGAGACCCTGCCAATAATAATGCGGTGCGAATTAATAATTCGAACAATCACAACTTTGTGTGGACCAACTCAAACTCAAACACGAATGAAAATAATGTGGGACAGGCCAGGCCACGTGCGATTGACCCCAACAATCTTAGGCGTATGCGTAGAGCGCGGGTGGCGTTTATGGTAAATGGTGGTCGTCGTCTTAACTTTGCTAACAACAATAACAGACCAAATACGTCCAACTACATGAAAAATGAGAAACGGATGAAGACAAACGCAAATGAAAATACAAAGACTAAGAAAATCACATGGAAAAAGATGAGTGTGAAAAACTTTCCAAGAGATCCAATCAGTACTAACAATATTGAATCTGGTGAAAAGGTTGTGAAGATTAACAAACTGTATCTCACACCAAACTCTTTCCGTAAATTGGCGCGGATGTCTATGACAAGTGCTCTCAACGCAAA